TGGAGACAAATCTGTTTGTTGTACATTCACTATGTCACCAACAGAAAAAGGAGCAGCAGTTAAGCCTGTTCCTCCTGTGCTAGTGAGTGCTAAGTTTCCACCATAAAACTGAGAAGCAGGCAACCCTTGTGAAGACCTGTAAGTATTATTTTGGGCATTGTCATAAAAAGCCCAATTGTTTTGGTTTTGTAGGTTACCATCGTGTAAGTCACCGTTTATGTCAAATACTTGACTTCCTTCATAATAAAACTCATCTGGCGTATCTTCTCCATCTGTTTCTAAAACCACTAACCCGTCAGGCTGATTAGTTATAGCTACTTTTATTTTCAACCTCGTAACTCCTTTAAAAGTAGGGTCTGTTAATGATGGAAATCTATCAATAGCACCTATTGTATTAGTTCCTGCAGTATTAAATGAAACAATATGAAAAGCATCTGCTTCTGAAATAGGCTCATCAGTAAGAGGATATCTGGTTCCGTCAGTAACTAAAACTGAATTATCTAATTTAAATGTATATTTTACCCCTTCATTCCCAGCGTAATCAGTTTCTGAAACAGCAAAAAATCCATCATCATTAACAAATTGCCCCTCGACCATTTCTTGTAGGTTAGCTTGAAGAGTGGCGTGAGTGTCGTAAGCCCTATTAGCTGTTCTAGTGGCTGTTAATTTACTATATTTAAATTTCAACTCATCATTATCCTTAATAAAAATTTGTAACACACCTTTTTCTCTTTCACAAGTTATTTTTAATGTAACCGAAGTGCCCTCTCCTATAGTCTGTGTAGGAAATAAAGGTTTTTGGTTGTTAGGCGGGTCTAAATACGGTCTCAAACTCAATTCTCCTTCTATTCCGTTTAAGAAAACAGCTGTTTGATTAGTGCTTACATTAACTTCTTTTGTTATGTTTGGATTGTTTAATTCATAATTTCCTCCAGGAGCGAATTTTGCATAAACACCAGGACCTGGGTATGAAGTTGCAGCTGTATCTAAATTTGGAGTAGTGCTTTTAGCTAAACAAGTCGCCTCCACGTAATTAATCATTTCACCATTAATATCTTTTTTTACTACATAAACCTCACCTTCAGCAACTTTTTGTGCTGTCTCCCCCTCTAACAAACACCAAAACTCTTCTGAGTTGTCTAGGTCTGGTTCTGCCCTCAATAAGAATATGGTGTCATAATTTAATTTAGATGGTTTGATTCCAAATTTATAATACTTAGCCCAAGAAGGAGCTTTTTGACTAGTAGGTATATTTACCTGTACTTTATTAAAGTCAATGGAATTAGAAGCAGGAATATTAATACTACTATCTAAACTAACTAAAGCAGTACTTGATCTAGCATATTCATCCATATAAATCATAGCTAAGTCATAATCTCTATTACTGTGTAAGCTTTCTAAAGATTCACCAGTTTCAACATTAAATGAAGCACTTAAAAATTCCAAACCTTCAAAAGATTTGACGCTGCCTACTTTATATACCATCATTAGTGATTGTATATTTATTATTGTAGGATTAGCAATGTCAAAAGATTCTAAAAAACCAGTTTGACCAGTTGGGTAAGTAGCGGGAGGTGTTATTGAATCAGCTGCTGCTGCATTTGGAACAGCTGAATTAACAGCTGTAACATTAGCCCCTCCTACACTATTAGTCGCTGGAGTTTGTATAACAGAATTATTTAAAATATCGGTTGCTGTTACCCCATCAACAGCATTAGCAAAGGGTTGATATTTAGGGTTTGCTGTAGCTAATCCAGTTCCAATTAACCTTTCAAAATCAGGGCCACCTACAAAAGAAGCCACGTCTGAGTATGAATTATTTAATTGTACAGATGCAGCTATATTAAATGTTGCTCCACCAGTTGCTCTAGATAAGTTTAAAACAGCAGTGTTTTGGTTATAAAAATTTCCACCTGAAGCAAAGCTTTTTAATGAAGCACTAAAACTTACAATAGACCCTTGAGTAAATTCTGTTAGTCCAAAATCAAAAACAGCTTTTGAATTATCTACACTTACTGTACTTGGCGTAGCACTACCATTTAAAACTTGATAATTTGAAGAAACAAACTGACCAGGAATAACAGTAGAATTTTCAGCAGGATTTACCAAGCTCGCAACATAATTTAACTTAACATCGTTTCCGTCAGTAGACTTCATATCGTATCCATCTACATAATTACCAAACATTAATCTATTGCCAGAACTAGTTAAGGCTTTTGCTTTTAATGGAACATTGTCATACAGTCTTAAACTTTCATTAGCAGATAATACTCTAAATACTTCTTTGTTTCTAAAAAATATAGATTGTGTTGAATTGTCAGCCCATCCTAAGTCAGACTTACTGTACTTGTCAATTACTTTAATAACAGTACTTGAACTTTCTTTATAACAAACTTCTATTTCTTTGACTAAATTAGAACCCGTATTAAAAAACACAGTTGCTGCATTGAATTCATTAACCATTGATTCGTTCTTGACTGAGTTAAAGTCAACCTGAACAGGTCCAGTAGTAATTGGTGCAAAAGCAGGAAGGCTAAATGGAGATAGCGCAGAGTACTCTCCGTCTTCATACTTAAATCTATAAGCAAAAGAAATAAACTTGTCTGTAAAAAAACTTTGGTCGTCATTATCAGCACTAGACAAAGTAAAAGTAGGTGGGTTAATAGGTGGCTTAACTATAAGATTAATTTCTTCTTCTGTTATTTGGTCTACTCCACCAACAGGAAAATCATAAGACCTATCTACATTTATTTTTCTAGGTGGATTTAAATTATCTGTAAATATTAAAAACCTATCTATTAACTCAACCCCTGTTATTAAGTTACTTGGGTTAAAGTTTAATACAGTAGTAGATATAATGTGGTATACAGTAACAGATGTTTTTACATTGAAAGAAATAATTAAGTCAACTACTGAAGGATCAGTCACAAACCAATAAATAGTTTCATCACTTTCATCTGCATAAGAACCAATACAAACAGCGTTAGAGCTTAATACCACTCCTTGATTAGTGATTTTGGTTAGCTTTGTGTTACCTTTAGTGTTTTCTACACTTCCTATTTCAGAATCTTCTGTCGAGCCTAGTCTAGCGTTTAGTGCGTCTACATACTCTCCAGGAGGTAGTATCCTTTCGTCACTAGACTTATTCATTATGCCTTTGAAGAAAAAACTATTTAATTGCATATTACTTTATAATCTTATCTTGACCTCTTAAATTCATAAGTAGTCTTCCTGGGTGAATGTTACTCATTCTTATTTTGGCATTTCTAAGTAATGCTGATTTGCTTTTTCTGTATCTATTAACAATATACTCTGGCTCGTTTAGTTTTGTGTTTAATATAGAGTAAGTTATATAAGAATACAAGAACTCTTCAAACATTTTATTTACAGTAACTAATGAATCATCTCCATTTTCCATACCATCAGAAACATATTCTAATACAACTGATTTATTACCAGCTCCTGAACTAAAATTAATTACTCCACCTTTTTTGTCTATTTTAAAAGTAGGTAATGCATTTGCTGTTTCTGTGTTTAACCCATAAGAACCGCCAATAGAAAAGTCAAAATACCAACATCCTTCCAAACAAAAACCATAGTAACCATAATAAGGACTAGTCTCATTTAGGTATTGGCTTCTGGTAAGTCCAGCTATTCTGTCTAATGTAATCTGAGAGTTTTCAGGACTTAATACATTACCACTTGAATCAAATAATAAGTTGTTATTGTTATCTTGCAAGTAAGCAGAAGCATAATTAGTTTGAATATTTTCACTTAAAGGAAACAAAGTCCCGTTGTGATATATAGATATTCTTACCCAGTTTACAAAATCAGAGGGTAGTATGTATCTTAAGTTGGCTCCAACATTTAGTTGAAGTATTTTAATTTCTTTAAATGCATCGTAGTTTAGTTCTTGTATCGCTCTTTTAGCGTGAAACAAAACCTGATACCTGTCTACATTATTGATAAGTTGGTTATTGCCAACATACATTAACATATAGTTGTTTACAATGTCTTGTAAAGAAACATACTGATAAGAACCCCAGTTAGCATTTGAAGGAGTATTACCCCCGTTTTCATAATATTGATATTGTGATATATATGCCATTAGCTATTTTCTTGTATTGTTTCTAGGTTTTCTTGTGTGGTTGCTGCTTGAACAACTTCAGCTTCTCTAATTGACAATCCAGCATACTTTAAGATATTAATAACTAAATCTGTTTCATCAGATAAAGGTAATTCAAAGTCTTGAAAATCTGCTTGAGATTGGTCAAACAATGGTTGACCTCCTGTTAAAGTTTGGTAAGTCCACTTAGGGTCTTTTGGATATCTAACATATTGAGTTTGTAAGTCAGCCACTCCAGATATAGTAGTTGGGTAAGCAGTAATATTGTTAGCCTCTAATACATATGCAGGATATTGTGTAGTAGGAGCTGTTAAGTTAGAGTTAGTTAAATAAAATATTTTATCTTGACTTACTCTTTCTACCTCTGCAATATTTTTATTGTTATAAATTGCATAGTTTTCTGCAGTGACCATTATGTCGCTGCTTAAACTTAGTGAGGTGTTAGTTACTGCTGTTACAAAAGCAGATGTAGAGTCAGTGATGTTAATTACTATATCACCTACATTTACTACACCTAAAAAATTAGCATCAACATCATCTAGTTTTCCTGCGGTAGTTCCTGTTGTAGTTCCTGAAGTTAATTGATTAGGGTAA